CGGAGGGACTCGAACCCCCGACCTGCTGCTTAGAAGGCAGCTGCTCTATCCAGTTGAGCTACGGGCACTTGAGGGTGAATCTAGAAAATTTGGTCGGGGCGGTGGGATTCGAACTCACGACCCTCTGCTCCCAAATCATGCAGCTAATCAATAAAAATCAATAGATTAGGCTGTTTTCTGCTCCGCAATTAATTTTTATATCACCTCGGAAAGCCTTGTGCCACAAGGGGCGAAAATTCGTTGCGGAGCAGATTCTACCGCACAAATGGATATTTCAACCATCTCCAGGTCAGCCAATGACGGCGCCAGCTCGTCGACGTGGCAATCATTCCAAGGTGCTACAGCGAATTATTTTCGTGGCCCATAGATCACCTGGAGCATTAGTTTTTGCCAAGCCAGCCAGCACGCAAGGCCATGCTGAAAGCAGATCAATGCCGGCGGGTGAGGGGCCTTCCATTGCGCGAAATTGACGACTTGAGCAGGCATGGCGATCACTCCGGTATCAGGTTGGTGTAGACGTGCCGCCGCTTCTCGTCGAATGTGTCCGGACCGAGCGGTGGAATTGAAAAACACATCATCCGAGCCATGGCCGCACAGTCGCCGCGCCCCTCGCTTTCATGCCACGCGTAATACTCTTTCATCTGCGTAACTGTGGCGACGGGCGGGAAAGGCGGGATATTGTTCTTGATCATTTTGGCCACGCGTCGCTCATGGTTTGGGCGGCGTCACCATATCCTGCAGCGCTTTTAGCCATCGCTCGATATTCGCCGACGCACTCGCCAAAAAATCGGGCGGCGGCATCGGCTGTCGCACGGCAGGCCTCGGCGGTATTTCCGGGCAGGCCGTTGCGGATGGTGTTGAGGGCGAGGCGCAGGCGGTCATCAGTAGCACTGGCAGCAGCAAGAGCAGACTGGCGAGCTTTTTCACGGTCGTTGGCATCATTTTCGGCCTTTCGTATCTGGGAAATCATGGATTGTTCGCGAACCCGGGCGGCCTGCTCTGCTTCGAACGCCGCCTGCACCTGGACGGCCTTGGCCTTATCCCATTTCGCCTGGACGCGATCAGCCCCTTCTGACCAGCCAAGCGAGAAAATGGCGGCGATGGTCAGCAGTAGTGCGATAGCACCGGCCAGAATGCGGTACGGGGGCGGAATCAATTGCAGTGGATTCATGGTTACGCCTCGTTGGTTGAAACAGCCCCAGGCGCCGCCATTACAATCAGCCCTTGCGGGATCGGCAGCGACAACCCGGGCGGCCAGTAGTAGCCGATGACGCGCGTTCGGTCGAATGGTGAAATGCAAACCTTGTCGCCTTGATTACCTCCCAGTACAAGCAGGTTTCCGTTCATGGATCGACCGACGACAAAGCCAACATGGCCACCACCCTTGCGATCGAAGACGACGATGCAGCCGAGCGCCGGAGCCGATAGCTTCGTTCCCCAATCAGCCCACGCCTTGGCTCGCATCCAGAACTTCGGAATCGGCAGTCCGGCTGCATCGATACACTGCGCAACGAAGGTACCGCACCATGGCGTTTCATCATCCGACCACCACGCGCCAAGATGCCTTAGCCAGCGGCCGATAAAGTCGCTTGTCCGCGGCCCCTTGATTTCTGCAACGCCGTCATATTTACGGGCCTCGGCCAGCCACGAAGGATCATTGATGGGCACGGCGGTCATGTCCTATATAGTCAGTTGCTCTGCGGAGCCGTGGGGCATGCTCCGGCCGGTAGTAGCTATGCGGGACGCCGGCATGCCAATGCCGGGCCGTCACGATCTGAACGATGGCAACGGCGGCCAGAACACAGAGGCCAAACAGGTCAGGAATCATTCCCCAGACCAGCGGAGCTGCCATGCCGATACAAGCCACGGCGCCGAGCACGAAGAAGGCGAAGCGGACATCAGTGCGCACCTTCTCGCTGGTCTTGACCGCCCGGGAAAAGACCGAAAATAAAACGGTGGCACACAGAATTTCATGCACTAACAGAACGGCATCGTGCGTCATCACTTTGCCCCCCCGCCGAGTCTCCCGAGCAATGCCGACAAGGCCGTGCCGAAGGCATTGAATACCGGCTGCCACCCGTTACCAAGGGCACCGATCAACAGCGCCACCGGGGCCAATGACTCATTGACCGGGAAGCCCCACATGCGCTCTGCGACCTGGGCGATGAAGAAGGTCAACACGACCGCTGTCAACGTGCAGCGCAGCAGCAACCAGGCGCCCGCCGTCGTCGTTGATGTTTCGGCTGTCGAGAGCGGCCACAGCGCACCAGCCAACGCGGCGAAAGCGATCAGCGCATAAGGCCCGAGCACCGGGCCAAGGGCGGCCACGGATAGAACCGTCAGGCTGATTCCAGCCCCGGTTGCAGTTGGTTCTGCCATGTTTTGTTTTTCCTGAAATGAAAAAACCGCCCGGAGGCGGCTGTTTCTATGGTTATTATTTACGGGCTTGTTTTTACTGGGTCCAATTTATTAAAAGCTCGACATCCCATATCAATGGTCCAGAAATTCCATTTCCGTAGGATGAGATTGTCAGGTAATAAGGAACGCCAATTTCAATAAGACTATTGATTAGCGCGGTAACATCGGCACGGCAAGTCATAGGGCCGCCAGGGTTTGCCCCGCAACCAGGTGTGTATGGCGCAGGACCGGAATTATTAGCCGCAAAAAAGGCTAAATTGACGCACCCGACCAGTCCCGATTCGGCGCTAGGCTGTGGCGGGCATGCCAACACCATAACTCCGGTATTTCCGCCTGCCGAGTTCGCCGCCCACACGACTTGCACATCCGCCCGCGCAACGGAAACCCCTTGCGCTTTGAATGCGTCGAACGGGAACGGGATTGTGATCGCCGTATAGGCGTTTGATGGCTCCTGCCACGACGCCGCGTGCGATGTTGGTAACGACTGAGCTCCAGACTTGTACAGGACGAATTGTGAGTATTGAGATGCTGATACTATCGAGCACCAAAACAACAATGCAGAAGCCAATAATTTACGCATATTGACCTCCTGTTGCAGTCGATCCGGCGACGCTACCCGGTAGGTAGGTAGCCCCCCCACCGTTGACGTTAATTACGCCATTCATGTTAGCGGAATACCGCGCTCCGGTCGCCGACCCAGAAAATGTAATACTGCCGACGTTCAGAATTGACGAATTGATAGATTGCGCAAAGGCGCTGGAAAAATTCGGTGTTCCAGAAAGCGTGACTGTAATGCCATTTATCACGGTTGTAGCCCCGTCGCCATTCTTCCAATGTACGGGGGCACTGCCTGAAATTGAATAGTCTGCGGCGCTGCCAAATTGGCCGGAGGTGTTATTTATGTGGGAGGTTGCGCAAGGGCCAAAAATAACCCCGGCCCCCAGCTTCACAAAGCCACCGGAGGAAACAAGAATGCCGTTGCCTGAAGTCGTTGTCTGAATTTTCAGATTAGACAGGGTAATCGCGCCGCCTGCGGAAACGGATACTGCATCCGCGCTCGTTGTTGAGATAATAACATTTGATGGCGTACCTGAATTTCCATTCAGAATCAAACCGCCGACTCCAGGCTGACCAACAATGGACCGCTCCATGCTCAGCCCAGCGGCATATGTGCCATCTGCAAGCTGAATCGTCGCATGGTTTGACGCTAAGTCGTAATTTTTTGCAAGCTTTTCAAATGCAGCCTGAATGGTTAATAAAGGCGTTCCGGCGCTTAAACCACTGTTGCTGTCGCTTCCTGTTGGCGAGACATAGAGAGTCAGACTCGCCGTCAGACGGGCACGTCCAAATGACTGGATTGCTTGCGAAAGCTGGACAACACTTGCTGCATCCGGCGTCAGGCCGGCATCAACGATAACCTTCCGAATTTCTTCGGTGACCATGTGATACCACCACGGCCCCGGCTTGGTTGCCGGCGTGGCGGTTCCGGGGTTGCCGGCGGTCGGGTAGCCAATTGACGGGCTGGCCGGAGCAGTCGGGGCGCTTCCGGCCGATCCGGAAGTATAGGCACGATCCATGGGGTGACTCCTTTACGTGTAACTGAACAGGGCGATGGTGTGGGCAGGCTTGAGACGGGACAGCACGCATTCGAGCAGCGCATTGCCCCAGGCGGCCAGCGGATCATCGACGGTCATGTCGACGGTCAATTCGCTGACGGTGTTGAGCGCGGCATTGACTTGCCAGGCAAAATTCCAGTCTTCGCCAAGCACTTCGGCATTGACGTCATCATTGACGGTATGTGCCGAGAACTCGGTGATCGTGATGGCGTAGCCGATGGCGGCGGCCAGGCCGATGAAATATTCGGGCGTTGCTCCGCCCAGCGTGGTCAGCCTTCCGACCAGAGCAGCGCGGCGCTGGTCCATGGTCTGTTCGCCGCCGAATGCTTCGGCGCAGGCATCGGGCAGACCGGCGACGCGCTCCCAATCGAGAAACAGTTCGGCGGTTGTGCGCGGGTCAGCTTCTTCGACGATGCGCCAGGCCTGACCATCGACGCGGGCCAGCTCGACCGACAGGGCGGCGAGCAGGCCGGTGAGCGGCGCAGCATCATCTTTTGACCAGGCCGGGCCGGGCGGCAGCAGCGCCTGCAGTTGGTGCAGGTAGTCGGTATCGGTCAGAGCCATGTCACGGTGCCCATGGTGCTGATCGCGCCGGCGACGTTGGTGACGTTGGCCGATGGCACGGTCAGGGTGAAATCGGTTTCATCAGTAGCGGCCGAGATGGCGGCGCGGATGTGCGAGAGAAGGATGGTTCCGCCGGGCACCGCTTCGCGCAGCAGCAAGTCGGCCAACTCAGCTTCGATGGCCGCCTTGACGGCAGCGGTGGCCGGGGTCAGGCCGCTGATGCTGAAATTGACCGGGGCGGCAACCGGCGCTACCACTGTTACTTGGGCCGTTACCGGCCGGCGGGCCACGATGTAGGCTTGCACGGTGGCCACTTCGCCGGAATCGGGAATCATGCTCGCGTCGTTGTCGCGCACGAAGCGCACCGTCACAGTGCCCAGCCCGAGCTCCTGCGGATAGCACCAGGCGCGGGTAACGCCGGGCACCTCAAGCGCCCAGGCAACATAGTCATAATCAGCGCCGCCATGTGGCGGCTGCTGGATGCGGGCGAGCAGCCGGGCGCGCAGCGCGTCGTCGGTCTCGACATCGGCACCACCGGAAAGCTCGCCGGCCGTGGCCGTGGCCTGCACGCCGACAACCGGCGAGACCATTGACAGGCTTTGCCCGGTAACCCGGTTGCCAGCCGCGGCGGCGATCACTGCCACAACAGGGGCCGTTGCCGTGGGCGCGGCGACCGTGGCATCGGCCGTGGTTTCGTACTGCACACCATCGAGCGCCTGGAGCAGCGTACCGGCCGGGATGACGGCGCCAGCCTGGACGGCAAAGGTAACGGTACCCGTCGCCGCCGCAGCAGCATTGCGACTGACGCCCCAGATAGAGCACCATCGCTCAAGAAACTCGGCTTCGGCGGTGTCGTAAATCACTTGCAGCGACAGCCATTCGACGAAGCCATGCAGGCCATGCGACACACCACTGATGACGCGGCTCAAGACCTCGGCATTGGCACGGCGCAGCACATCGTCGGCACTCAGGCGGGACAGCACATCATTGCGGACGCGCTGGATGATGTCGGCAAGCAAAGGGCGGGCGAAACTCATTGCATGAAGCTCCAGACGTCGGTGAATCGAATGTCGAGTGGCGCTGAGCCATCCGACTTGTAGATACGGCAGGCCAGCGCCAGCGTGTCGATTCCACGGCGCTCGGCTTCAACAACAACGCGGGCGGCGATGCCGTCAGTGACCAGCCAGGCCAGCGCCTCTTCGGCATACTCCTTGGCCTTGGCCACCGTCTCCGGCAGCAACTTGGCGCGGGAGAGCAGCCAGAGTCGGGAGCCGATGCGGTCGTTCGGCTCGACCGGAAAGCTGTCGCCCCACCATCCCTGCTTTTCGGAGCCCGGCAGATCGTCATCAGGATTGGCCCGGCGCCAGGTAAAAAGGCTGATCATCACGGCGCGAATCAATGGCTCCTGTGAATCGAGGCCGAGCGGGATCGTCTGGCTATCGACGACGATAGTCAGTGGTTGGTCATTGATCATGGCTATATCTGCTGAGTCGGGGAGGCGGTGTCGCCCGTGGTGTTGTTTTCGTGATGCGTATGCAGGTTGTACTTGGTGCGCTGATCGGCCATCGTCTTGCCGGTGCTATCGCACAGATCCTTGATCTGCCCGGTGACTTCCAGCAATGCCGTTTCCAGCCGTACTTTTGTGCTCGCTTTGATCGTCGCTGTCGGCACGTTCTGAATAGTCAAAGGCAGGCCGGCGCCATCGATGACGATACCACCGCGCGTCAAGTGCACTTTCTGCCCCAGGTCGTCGTGAATCGCCATCTCACCTTCAGCCAGCCCGGTCAGGCGATAGCGCCGGTCGGCAACGACCAGAACCACGCCATGTGAGCGGTCGCCATCGAAGAAGGCGGCAATCGCTTCGGCACCGGCTTTCGGGTGGGCAGTGAAGCCGTAGGGCTCGACATGCTCGACGGAATCCTTGACCTCATCGGCGAGCAGGCGAACCTGCAGCATTTGCATCTTGCTGGCGGCGTTGACCGCAGCGACGCTACCTCGGGCCAGCATGTTGCCGAGGCGCCGGGCGAAGGGAGCGATCAGTTTTGCAATATCGCTCATCTTTTCACATCGCTCCATTCCGGCCCGCCGCCCTTTTGCGACTTGCTGGCCTTCAACTGGCCGGCCTTGCTGCGGTAGCCATCGGGCGGACCCACCTTGATTTCAGTGCGCAGTCCGCGTTCGTCCATGATCCAGGCTAGTTCGGCAATCACCATTTCGGTATCGAAGCCGATCAGGCCATCGCGGACGCGGACAAGTTGATTGGCCTGCCATAGCTTGCCGTCATCCTGTCGCCAGCCGGCCAGTGTGTAGCTGGTTTGCAGGGCCTTGGCGGCGCGGTGGGCGCGTTCGTATTCGGCGCGATCCTGACAGGTGCCTTCGTCGGCCTGGCCGCTCTGCTTGATGACCAGCACCCGGCGGCGCTTGGCGCGGCTGTCGGCGACGGCTGCATCGGCACCGATGGCGGTAGCCCGGCTTTCGTCTTCGGCCTTGCCCTCTTCTTCCGCCACGGCGCTGCCGTATTGGTCATCACTGCCGGAGCGCTGGCCCTTGCAGATGTAGGTCGAGAACACGCCCTTGTAATCCAGATCGGTGCTGCCGGCCATGATGTTCTTGCCGAGTTCGAGCGCCGTTGTTGCTCGCCCGGCGCTGCCGACGTCGATAAAGACCAGATCGCCTTTTTCGTTGTCGGTCGATAGCACATGGCGGATGCGCATCATGCGGTCGATTGACTCAAAAACTGTTTCGCCGATCTGCACCTGATGGTCGGCGATGGCCTTGCCGGTATCGACCTCGGCAATGACGCGCACGCCGTAGGGCGCAGCCAAGGCGGCGGCGATAGTTTCGAGCTTCTGGTTGCGCCACTGGCCGGCCGACTTAGCCGGCACGGCGACATAGACCGGCTTTTTGCCACTCTTGCCGACCACATCGGGCCACGCCCCGCCGGTCGGCGCGGATATTGCCTGACCTGTCGGCACCGGGCAGCAATCGACCAGATCGGCTGTTTTGCTACGGCCGCGCACGCCGACGCTGACTTGCCGGCCATCGTATTGAATCGGCGTGGCGTCGACGTAGCCGGTCAGCACCAGATCGGCGCCGATGAATACCTGGCAGGCGTCGCCTGGCTGAATGCGGCGCGGTATGCTGGTCTGCCCCGGCCATTTGTCGGTGACATCCAGCGCGAAGCTGCGCGCCTGACGCTCAATGCCGGGCTCGATGCGCACGGATTTCCAGCCGCCGTATTCATTGCCGCCGACGATCAGTTTGACGAGATTGCGCGGGTCGCTCATCGCGTCAGCACCTTGAGCGGATTGGCCGGAACGAAGCCGGGATGGCGGATGCGGTTGCGGCTGATTATTTCCTGATCGCGGCCGGCATCTTCGTAATAGTCGTAGGCGATGACCAGCGCCGGCAGGACTTCGGGCGGCGTGACGGTGGCCAGCCGGGCATTGTCGTTGGCGCGCGCCGTCAGGTCTGACCAGACGGCATTGCGGGCGGCGAGCAAGGCGGTATAGACATCATAGCCAGCGAGCAGGGTTTCAGCATCGATGGCGGCCAGCAGCTCGTTGCGCACGGCGATCATTTCCTGATGACTGACCTTGGGCACGGTTGTTTCGACGGCCGTGCCGAGCAACAGGCCGGCGGCCGGGACATCGGCGGTGGTGCCGACCAGACTGGACGCGCCCACCGCCTGGACGAGCAGCGCCTGGCGGGTGATGGCGTTGATCGCCGTGGTATTGGCTGTCGCCTGCCGGCGCGATGCAGTACCGGACGAAGCAACGGGCTTGCCGAGACTACCCAGGGCAGTGACGCGGGATAGCGAGCGGACTATCGACGACCAGGCAGCCGCCGTGGTGGCCAGCCCGGACAAACCGAAGACGCCGAGCATCTTGATGCCGAGAGCGCTCGGGGTCGACACGTAGCCGATGACCGTCGAGGCGGCGCGGCCGAGATCATTGGCAGCGCCCAGCACCTTGCCGACTTCGCTGGACGACACGACATTCAGGACGCTGCCAAGCTGGCCAGCCGCAGCCGACGAGACGAAATCCTGAAAGCCCTTGACGCCGTAGGACTGTACAAACGAAGCAAGCGATGCGGCCTGCAGGTTGCCGGCGGCGATGCGCGAAGCGGCCTGCGTCGAGGTTCCAGCGGCTGGGTATTCGAGCTCACCTGATTCGACAAAGGACAGGGCGATGCTGGCCCGGCCCAGCGTCTGATTGAAATTGACGCGGCCGAGATCCTTGAGGCTGACCTTGAGGGTGCCAAGCCAGGGGTGTACAAGCTGGCCGGCGCCTTCCTTTTCCAGAGCGCCGATGAATTTGTTGGCCTGCTCGATGTAGTCTTCGCCAACCAGAAATCCGGTGAAGTCGAGTTCGCGCGTTGCCCGGCCGAGGTCTTCGACATAGGGCTTGTCGCGTTGCGGGTATTCATGGACCTGGACGCGACGGCCAGCGGCAAAGCCGGCATCTTCGACGAAGAAGGCCAGCCCGCGAAAACTGGCCGGGCGCAGGTTGTCGGATAGTTTGCGGGCCATCAGTAGGGCATCCCGGTGGCGAAGCCGCGATAGCCGACGTCGGTGTTGATCGCGACCGGACCTTTGGCCCCGGACTGCTCGACGCGCATGCCGGACGGAGCGTTATCGAACTTGACGGTTATTTCACCGCCGACCGTGGGATTCATGGCGTCATAGATGGCGCCGCCAAGGGTGTCGTTTTTGCCGTTTGTCAGCCATTGGGTAGCGGGATTGATGATATTTTCATTCAGTTTTGTGCCGAGTTCCCAGCCAATGAAGCCGGCGCCTGCCACAAGACCAATCTTGCCGAGCAGGCCAAGCATGGCATTGGCAGCCGTTCCGGTGGTCAGCATGGCGGCGCCAAGCGCTCTGACAGACGTGATGGCGGCGGGAACCGCAGTAACAGTCAGTACGCCAAGCCCCCAGACAAGGCGCCATGTAGCACCGATCAAGCCAAAAAAGGCGGCGATGGTCTGCATGTTCATGACGACCGCTAGGGCGATCAGCGCGTTTTTGGCGCCGCCAAGCCAATCGATCAGGTCTTTGCACCCTCTTACGAAATCTCTGACGCCATCGACAACGCCTTTCCAGTCGACTTGCTGCAGGCTGGTCGCCATGTCGGTGATGAAGGCGGAAACGTTGGTGGTGATCAGCTCACGGTTCTGCACTACCCACTGGATTGTTTTTTCGATCAACGGCGACATAAGTGGCAGCAACTTGGCGCTGATTACCGTTCCATACGAATTAACCGCCAATTTCAAATCAGTTAGCTGATCGCCAAATTTCTCGCCTTCGGCCACGACCTCATCTTTGATGGTGATACCAAGCATCTTGTGGCGTTCAGTAAGGTCGTCAATACCCTTCTTTCCGTCGTTAAGAAGGGCCGCCAGCGCCTGCCATGACTTGCCGAGCGCGACATTGCCCATGCGGGCCTGCGTTCCAGCATTCTGGTTACGCTGGAACAGGTCGGCCAGCTCGGGCAACAGTTCGGTTGCCGACTTGATGCTGCCGTTTGTGTTGCGCATGGAAATGCCGGCCTTGTCCATCAGGGAAGCGAATTCCTTGTTCTTGCCGGCAACGGCCATGGCAATATTCTTGTTCAGCCGGCCCATGCTGGCGCCCATGGCATCCGCTGCCACGCCGGACTGATTGGCGATATAAATAATGCGCTGGTATTCCTCAGCAGATAAACCAAGGCCCTTGGCCGAATCGCTGATCTGCCCGGTCAATTCCGCGAATCCGGCAATTGCCTGCTGCACACCGGCAATCGAGAAGGCCGACAGGGCACCGCCAATCAGACCAAGCGGCAGGCCGACCTGTCCGGCCAGTGCGGTAGCTGACTTGCCGACATCGAGCAGGTATTTGCGCGTTGTCCGGGTGGCGGTGTTGACGGCCTTCAGGGTGCCGAGCATCCCCGCCGCGTTGGCAGAGAGCACGGCCTTCAGTTGCCAGTTGTCAGCCATGATCTACTCCGGTTTCTTTTTATCGGTGAGGCGAACGGCTTGCCGCTCGTACAGGGCGAACCTGTCGAGCGGCATGACCAGCAAGGCAGCAGGATCTACCCGCCAGAAATAGGCGACTTCGAAGACGCGATCAGTGAATTGATCTACGCTTCCCCATCGCCACTGTTGAAAAAACCCATCACCGCGCCCTGGCAGCGCATGAAGTCGCCCATGGCCATGGCCTTGACGCTGGACATGGGAATGGCGGCGAGGCGGCTGATGTAGTGACCGACGACCTTGGCGCGGATTTCGATGCCGACCGATTCACCATCGGCGCTGGGCAGCAGGAGCTGCGGCGTGCCGATCTGCATGACGTCATCGGGGGTCGGTTCGCGGAAGGTCAGCTCGCTGACTTCTTCACCGTGGGCGATGATCGGTTTGCTGAGGGCGATGACGGTCATTGCCAGAAGCCTTTCATGCCGCCAAATTCAATGTCGGTGGTGCCGTCGTCGTTCTTTGCCGAAGGCTCACCCTCAACAAAGGCGCCGGACAGGGTATAGACCATGCCGTTGGCCAGTTCGGCGGTGATAGTCATGTTGGTGCTGTTTTGCAGCGTGGACAACGGGAAGTCACGTACGAAGGCGGCGGATAGCTTGAGGTAGGGCTTGATGGCCGTTTCCTTGAAGCCGACCGGGCCGTTGACGCCCATCTGGGTTTCGCGTTTGACGTCGAGCAGCGGTGCTTCGACGCCGCCCGTGACTTCGAGCTGTTCGCCATCGACCTTGAAATAGCAAGTGCCGGCAGTTTTTGCCATGATGATTTTTCCTTTCGGGTGTGGGGCGGCGCTGGCCGCCCCGTTGGATTAGGCCGTGGCGCTGTATTGCAGGCGGAACTGGTTGAGCATGGCGAAGATGCGCAACTGATTGACCAGGTCAGGCGGCAGCAGCACGTCGAGGCGGTTCGGGTTGTTGGCGTTGCGCTCGACGATCAGATACTTGGCGAAGAGTTCGGCGTTTTCGACGAGGCCATCCATCTCCATCAGGAAGTATTCGGAAATCAGCTCGCCACGAATGACCGAAGGCGTGACGATGGCCTGACCGGCGCCAAAGCGGGTGCCGTCGTTGGCCAGCTTGTGGCGCGGGTACTTTTGCGTGATGACGTTGCGCAGCCGGCGGGTGATTTCGGTCAGGGTATGCAGCGTTTCACTGTCGAGGTACGACGGATCACCCTGCCCCCAGGTGTTTTTCTGGTAGGTGGTGATGGCGCGCTGGATGCGCAACAGGCCGCCGCCGATGTAGCTGGTGGCGATGCCGTAGTTGAGCAGCGATTGCTGTTCGGTGAGCAGGAAGCGCTTGCCGGGACGCGGGGCGATCAGACCAGTGAGTTCGCCGGTCTGGGTCGGGCGGGCCGGGTCGACGTTGAGGTAGGCGGCATTGCGGGCGCCGTAGGCGGCTGCGTATTCCCAGCACGGTGCGGGGCAATCGACATCGATGCCGGCAATGGTGTGGTGCGGGTCGTTACGCAGCGCCCCGGCAGTGGTGAGCGCCGACAGGGTGCCGCGCAGGGCGCTGTAGCAGTGGCCATAGACCTGACGGGCATAGGACCAGCGGCCGGTACTGTCGTTGTATTCGGCCTGCAGCGCATCGAGATTGGTGCTGTCGGTGTAGGGGTGGATGACGTAGTCGTACTCTTCGTCACCCATGGCCGGGATGGCCGAGGTGGATAGCGTCGGGTTGGTGGCGCCGCTGGCCAGGGCGACATAGGCGAGCGCGATGCCGGCCGGCAGGGTTTCGCCGCCAGCCTGGCCACGGAAGCTGTCGCTGACCATGATGTCGTTTCCGGTGGCGCCCTTCCAGCGGCAGAGCAGTGTGACGACGTTGGTCGAGACGGTGCTGGTGACCGGCAGGCCGGTGGCGGCGTTGATCGCGGCATTGATCGCGGCGGCGACGGTGTTGGCGGCATCGGATGCGGCGACGGCAACTTGCACGCGCTGGCCGGCGACGTAGAGATTGATGGTGCCGGCGGCGGTGGCCGGGCCGGTGACCGTTACCGTACCGGTGGCAGCAACACCCGCGCCGGCATCGGCAACGGCGATGCACCAGACTTCGCCGAAGCTGTCCTGAGCACGGAACTTTTCATGCATGGCGGCGAGCATGGAGCCGACGCCGAACAGGGTTTTGGCCTGGTCGGTGGTGCTGACCAGCATCGGGGTATTGACGGCAGCGGATCCGGCGGCGAGCTTCTGGCCGATGAGCAGGGCGCGTTTGTTCTGGGCGAAGTAGCCAGCCTGGCTGTTGTCCATCTCAGCATAGAAGAGCGGGACGCGGACATTGGCCGGGATGTTGTTGAAGCTGATCGACATGATTACTCCTTGGCTTTCTTGGCCGGGCTGGCCACGGGTTGCGGGGTGGCCTCGATAACGTCACCATCGATGACGCGGCGCTGCCAGTACTGGATTGGCTCGACCTCGCGGCCTTCCGCCGGCAGGGTGTCGCCGCGGGCCGGATCGGGAACCTGCCGGCCTTCGGTGGGGATGACGTACATCGCTTGCTCCTGAAATGAAAAACCCGCCAGGAGGCGGGTCGGTGGGTGAGGCTTTTTGTCTTACTGCGGCATGTCGCCGGATGGTGGCGAGGCAAACTGCACCTCGATGCGGCCATCGGGGCCGATGATTTCTAGGTTCGGATCGAATGGCTCGATGGCGTCGAGTTGGTAATTGACGCCTTCGAATGGGGTCAGGGCGGCGTTTTCGGTTTCTTGCCAGCCGTCTTCCGGGCCGATTTCCATGGCGGCGCCAAATTCGAACTGATACCAGAGGCGAGCCCGGTCGAGACTGAGCAGCGAGCCGCCTTCGTAGGTGATGCCGTCGTATATGGCTTCATCTGGCGACCAGCCGAGCAGAGCAGCCCATAGGGCGGTGCGGATGGTATCGGTGCTGTGTGCCGCCGCCTGACCGCGTTCGTCTGTGGCGTTGCTGATGGCGACAATGACGGCGAATGATTCGGTCATGGTCTGCCGGGTGACGTTCTGGCTTTTGTTTTCGCTTGGGTTGTCGTCGAGCGGGATGACGAAGGCGCATGGGACGGATAGCGCAGCTGATTCTGGCAGCGGCTTGTATTCGGCGGCGCCGGCCACGCGGTTGGCGAAGGAGGGGCAGCGGGCGCGCAGGGCTTGAATGACGGTGGTTAGTTGCATAGCTTTGGCGGCATGGCTTTGGCGATTGATTTCAGTAAATCAAGGGACATTTCGAGGTATTTGAGACGACGCTGGTCGGTTAATGCATTCCAGTCATTACTGGATAAATAAAACTCACGAAGGCAAAAATGAATCAATGCGCACTTTGTGACCGAACAGTCGTTTTCGAGATCAATCTGGTTTTCGAATTGCGGGCAATCAGTTAGAAACTCAACTCGCTGAAATTGGAAAACCGGATCATGCGAAAACAGGTCGATCTGCATTACTACCTCGGCACCAGGGCGTTTTTCAGTTCGTTGCGACTGTTATTGCGGATGGTGTCGCGCTTTTCGGCTAGCGCGGCGGTGATGTAGTTCGCTCGGGCGGCGAGGCCCGTTTTTTTGCTGCCGTAGAACAGGAAGGCCGGGTAGTAATCTTTCATGGCCGGCGTTTTTTTGACGCCAACTTTTATCCAGCCGCCTTTTCTTCCTTTGCTAATGACGCCGATGGCACGCTTGAGCGTGCCGGTTTCGACGCCGGGATATTGGCCTGCCGTCGATATGGCGTTTCTCGAGACTAGGCGGCGGGCGGCCTTGCGAACCTCTGCGGCTCCCTTGACCAGTGCACGGCGCATGGCCTTGCGGTCGTAGTCGATGATCTTGTGAAACTGCAAGCCAACGTTTAGCTGAATGCCATTGACTGATCCGGATGACGATTCGCTATCCATCAGAGAGCCTCAAGTTGTTTGGCGGTTATCCGCGTGAATTGGCGGGCGCCATCGACGTCGATGCTATCGACTACCCGATAGCGGTAGCCGTTGTATTCGATGACGTGCGCAGCGGTCAGGTCTTCCGGCTTGGCGCCGGTGCCACGGCGAACAAAGAACAGGTCGGTGGGCGCTTCACCGGTTTGCGCACCAGCACGCAAGGTCAGACCGTGAATCGGTTCGTGCTTGGCCCAGCGGGTAATTCCGGCATCGAAGGTCTGATCGAGGCCGAAGGCGGCGTTCGGGACATCGGCCCATAGCTTGATGACGATCCGGCGGATGAGTTGGCCACTGGTGATCATTGTCATGCCTCGTAAAGCCGGTGCGGATCGAGGAAGCATTGCCAGAAGCGGTCTGGCAGGGCAATGTTTTTACTGTCGGCAACGGTGCTGCGGTTTTCGAACATGGTCGTTACAGCTAGGAGCATCCAAGCCTTGATGTCGTCCGGCACTTCCGCTGCATCGCCATAGCCGCAGACGTAGCGGACGCGGACGGCGTTGGGGATGGCTTGGGTAGCCGGCCATGTTTTCCCGATGGCGGGGAGCAGGCGGCCGGGCTCACTGTCTTTGTCGAAGATGTAGTCCGCTGGATCAAGAGTAATGGCAGGGCCGCCGAGATCAGCATCGACAAACTTTACTGATTCCACAGACTGGATCGGGGCGCCGCGCAGGATGCAGACGTCTGCAAAAGCATCGAGCACGAGCTCGCGGGTTTGGGTGCAGAACGCCCGGCCAGTTTCGTGCTCGGCCCGCTTGCGGGCAGCTGCAATGAAGATATTAAGCAGGTTGTCGAACTCGGCACCATCGACTGAGCATTGCGCCTTAGCCTGGGCCAGCGTCACCGGCTCAACGCTCGGCGCGGTGATGAGTTTGATCATGTGAGATTCCAATGGGCGTAAAAAAACCGCCCTGGGGGCGGTTGGTTGGTTTCCGGCTGCGGGAACGGGCGCCTCACGGCGTTACGGCGGATCACGCTCCTTTCGGAGTGGGCGAAAGTTGAATCACAGTGCAGAGGGGATTAGAAAATTACATCCGAGTCCAGTAGCCGGTACGCAGGCAGTGGTACTCATGACACTCCCCGACGCTGAGAGCCGTCGCCGAAGGGCCTAGCAGTACATCAGACCCGGCAGCCACAAGTGTCACTGTATTGGTCAGCGTGGCGCCTGTTGAGATATTAGCGATGCGGACATAAGTGCCGATTGAGGCAGGCGGCAAAGTAGCTGCACGCGATGCACCGTTGGTGTCAAAAACAACCTCGTCACGATTTGCCAGAGTGTACGCAGCGGTCTTTGCGGAATGGCGGATAAAACCCGGCTCCTGAACGCTGTTAGGAATCGCGAGCAGGTAATCCCAAGCCTCCCCGTCGTGTGCCATGAGTGAGGCTTGCATCGGCGCACAAATCACATAGCCGTTGATGCTTGGATGGTTGTTGTTTGCTGACCAAAACGCCCACCATGCGCCGTTTGGCCCCTTCGCTGCATGGAAGTCGGCCACCTGATCACACTCTTGCGGCAGCTGGCGGGTAATCATCGGGTAGCCGGAGAAATCAATTACCCAGTTCACTAAGTCAGGCGATGTTGCACGGTAAATCTCTGTAGGTAGAGCTTCACCAATGTTCCGTCCAGCGTGATACATCAGCACGTATTCGCTGTTTTCGAACGTCATGAATGCGCCGCTGGCGGTCGGGTTGTCGCCAGTAATTGATTGCGGCCAGAGGGTGGGAAGAATGTTGGATACGAGAGCGAAAGGGCCAGTTGGTGACGCCGATTTATACACGCTCATTTGCCATGATTTGTTAACAACCGACACCTCCAACATCAGGACGTACTCATCCCCTATCTTCGTGACGGCCGGATTACCAAACAACGTCACATTCCACGGCACGGAGGCCATCAAAACAGAAGGTGTTCCCCATGCCGCAGTTGGGTCGCGTGCATCAAACGTCACAACCGACAGTGAGGACAGTGCCGAGTTTGGGTAATACCAATAGCCAACATCGCCATCGATGTAAGCATAGGCATGCAGCGATCCACCACCGGGGCTGAAAACAAGGCCGGTCTTTGTCCACGCGCCTTTTCTCGGGTCAGGCGACGAGTTGTATGCATAAGCAATCGGGCCGCTCGGTCCTGCTGTATAGAGCATGTGCCACTTGCCATTCAGATACCACACAGACGGCTCTTGTGCAGAGTTGTTTTCGTAAGACTGATCTGGCGTAATGCAAATTGCACGCTCTGCGGGACCGTCGGCGACTCGGGCGTGACGCAACGCGGTAGATAACCAAACCGCGTCACGGGACTTAGGGGCGGTATCACCGACGTAGATATTCGAGTATGTATTATTCATGGCTGAGTCTCCTTATTGTTGGGCCGGTGCAGCCATGCCGTATTGACCGGCGAGATACGCTTCCCATGCCCAACGTTCGGCTTGAGATAAAACGCCACGGAATACGATTATTTCAGCGATTCGCCCAGGGAACGCCTTGGACCAAGTAGCAGACGTTTTTGTAAGCAAGCCGCCGATATTGATCTTTTCGGCATTTGCCGTTGCCCCACCTATGTCCCCGGTGGATTTCGTACCGTTTACGTATTCTTTACCGGGCATCGTTATCGACACGATGTATGGTGTGCTGCCTGAAATATTGGCACTGGAATTGGCCATGCCGCCCTGCATGATCATCCTGAACCCCTGCGAGCCACTGGCGAAAGTATCCAACCCCCAGTTGTATTGATCCCCCGATACCGTCATGTTGTCGATGATTCGAGCATCATTAGACGTGCCGCCAGTGTAGTCAGCGACGATAATCATCGATAGCTGCTCAGACAACGAATCATTCGCAAACGGCAGCGTGTAGTAGCTATTGGCGAATGTCAGGGCCGACTTTGTGTTCCACGAGTTGTTGAATGTGGCGGCAGTTCCGCCAGCAGCCAGCGGTGCATGGCGCGCCGCACCGGAAAAGTCAGTGAGGGTCGCTACTGCCGCTCCGTTTGCAGGTGGCCCGGCGAGCTTTCGAGCCGCGAACCAATAGGCGACATCGGCTGAGACAGTCGGCACTGGCAATGCGGTAGGGGTAACAGAATTGGTCACAACTCCAACCCCAGCAACATCGTTTGTCACCGGCTGGACTGTAAAAGTGTACGGAGTGCCATTTGTCAGACCGGACACAATCAGCGAATTCGTTGGCTTGCTACCGTTTGCCGAAACCGAAGTAACGACACCGCTCACGTTGTTGGTGATTTTGTAGCTGTCCGGAATCCATCCTTTCGGGTGTCGCCAGTAGATAGCTGCGCCAGCATCTCGCGCATTAGCTACAACAAGCTTCGGCAATGAGTGCGGCACTACTGCGCCAAGCAGTGCAACCTTCTCAACACCGGCTGGAATTTCAATCACCCCGGTGACCTCATCAAACTCCGCCTCAACAGGACGCCGCTGTTTCTGAACAACAGGGGGAACATAAGCAGTTCCACCAGTAAGCGTGCTCGTCGCCATCTTTGCGGCAACAAGGCCGGATTCTGTTCCGGCATCCGTTGTCAGCAAATTACCGGCCAGGTAGTTTTTCCCATTCCGGCTATCCGGCCAGTCCATCAGCAGTTTTACGGTCATTCTTTCACCTCGACAGCATTGGTATCAAAAGCGCCAATGGCGGACAGCGCATCAGCGGTTTCGGATGGAATAGCCCCATATTCACCAGATAACAACCCGTGGGCCGGCAAATCGATCAGGGCGCGGCCGGCTTTTTCTGCAACCTGCTGAACAACCACTTCAACGGCCGGCGTAACAGCGCCTTCAACAACCGGCACCTCAGTGTTTTTGACTTTGGCCATAACAGGCTCCAGAAAAAGCCCCTCCGAAGAGGGGCGCGTGATCAGGTTGCGGAATTGACGTAGACCTTGACGGCGGCGGTATCCAGCAGATTCCCGCCAGAGCGGGTCCAGCCGCAAAAGCCAACTTGACCATTCAGAGCAAATGCAGAGTCGTCAAAACGACGCATGCTGGTTGAACCGGCCACATCGCGGATGTTGTATTCCGAGAAGTCGCCGAACGCGATGGATTTCGCATTGGCAGCCATGACAGCCACGTCGTCATTAATGGCAACCGGGTGACCGTTGAGCATGTCAGGTGCATCAAGCGTGATGGAAGGCGTCCAGATCGGGCGGCCGCTGGTGTCTTTGAGTTTGGACACAACGGCAACGGACAGGTCATTCATCATGTAACGGGCGTTGCGGCGATAGGCGCGATTGACAGAGTGCTTGAGATCAACCAGGTCGTCATAGATGACGGTCAAGGTTTGGCCGGTGGTGCCAGTCTTGCCGGTGGCCGACTTGGGGATTACGCCATCGGGAACAGTCGTGCCGCCACCTACGGTGAAGTGCGTATTCTGGATGCGAGCAATGCGGGTTGCCAGGCGATTGATGACGAAGCTGATGACATCGATGGCGCTGTCCTGGATCAACTCGACCGGAAGCGCGATTTTCTTTGACGAATACTTGAAGACCGCCAGCGGGATATTTCCGAACGTGACGTCACCGGCAGTAGCAGCGGCGTTTTCACCGACGATTTCGCCAACTTCGCCCGTGCCGTCGGATGTCGGGAAATTGAGCACGCCGCCGGATGCGGTGGTCAGGACCGTAGCGACTTCGCGCATGCCACCGAACGCTTTCATTTTTTCGATGACCATGGCGGCGATTTCGGCCGGGACAGTGTAGCCGCCTTCAGCCGGGGTGGTGGTCGACATGGCGTTGCGGATGGCGACAGCCTGCTCGGCGGTGACGTTGTTGCCGTGGCGCAGGTAGATAGCGACTGCAGCCAGGGCGTCAATGGTCATGTCTTCCTGACCAGGCTTGACGATGCGGGAGGCTGCAGAGTTGAAGAATTCGTCGGCTTCAAGCTCGCGCATCTTTTCGGCGGCCTTGACCTGGTTCTTGAGCAGTTCGATTTCGTTGGTGTAGCCATCGAACTGGGCCTGCTCTTCCTTGGTCCAGGTGGTATCGCCCTTTTCGTTCAGCAGGTGGTTGGCTTGCTTGGCGAGGTTGGCAATCTTCTCGCGCATGGCTTGGATGTTCTGTTTCATTGGTAATGCTCCATGAAAAAAGCCACCCGGGATAGGTGGCTTTGGTTCGCGTAACCGACGCGAGGCGGCTTCAGGCGCGAGAAGCGCTTAAATCTGGGCCAGCTTCAAACGGTTGGCGTTTGCGGCGGACATGAAAAAACCCGCCGGAGCGGGTTTTGGTTGTTGCTCAACACTTTCGGGCGCAGGCGGATCGAGCAAGGATTTTGGCGCCTTGTCGAAGGCGGCCAGATTCCAGGTGTTTTTAGCTTTTGCGGTGTCAGCCAGGCGGTCACAGAAACCGTTGGCCACTGCCTCATCGGCAGAGAACCAGGTCTCAGCATCCATCCAGTCAACGACCTGCTGCGTTTCTTTGCCAGTCTTGCCCGTGTAGTCGGCGATGATCGATCCTTCGATCTTTTCCAGCAGGTCGGCGACTTCGCGCATGGCTGTCTTGTCGCCCCAGACCATGCCGCTGGCGTTGTGGATCATGAAGAAGGCGCCCTGCGAGATCACAACTTCGTCGCAGGCGATGGCAATGCTGGTCGCAGCAGAGGCAGCCAGGCTATCGACAAAGGCGATAGTCTTGCCTTTGTGCGCCCGGATGGCGGCCATAATGGCGCGGCCTTCGAAGACGTCGCCACCAGGGCTGTTGATGTGAAAATGAACTTCCTCATCAGCTCCGACATTGGCCAGTGCCGCGATCACATCCTTGGCGCTGACGCCCCAGTAGGAATCGATGACGTCGTAGATGTAGATCGTTGCGACCGCCTCGTTCTTGACGAGATTGACCGGCTGCTTCTCACGCTTGGCGTTGTCGCGCAGGAGTTGGAAGATTTTCATGGTGCGGAATTCCCCGTGGTTGATTTGTCTCTCGGTGCGCGATATATCTCATCACCACCAGCGACTGGCGGCATGCGCTTGATACGCCGGACTTCGTTGACGGACATGTGACCATCGCCGGCGCCCGGACCACCCAGGGCAATCCGGAAGTATTCGCTTTGTGACTTGCTATCGCCTTCAATCAGGGCATCGCGGTAGAACTCGACGAACCGCCCGGTATCACGGGGAAACAGCTTGCGATTCAGCTCCTGCTCAATCTTCCGGAGCCATGGCTGCAGCGTGTATTGCACGAAGCCGCGGCCGATGGATTCGATGCCGGTTCCCCATGATGTCGAGCCTGTCGATTCGTTGATCATGTAGCCGGGGACACCGAAGGCCCTGGCGACGTCAAGCACTTGGAATTTTCTGGCTTCGAGCAACTGAGCATCCTCGGCCGACAGGCTCAGTTCCTGGGCAGTGATTCCCTCGGTCAGCACCAGCGGCAGACGATGAGCATTGGCGAGCCCAGAGTACTTATTTGCAAAGGCAGCCTGCAGGTCGGCGATCTGCTGCGGATTCATTTTTGCGGCCGCACTCAGCACGATTGAAGGATGTGCCCCTCCCTCAAAAAACTTGCCGGAATATTCATCCATGGCTAGCGCGTTGCCGATGGCGTTTCGGGCACCGTATTGAATGACCGACATCGAGCGCATCGTGGCGTCGTCAAATCCGAGGCCTGGGAAGTGCAGAATGTCTGACGATTCGAACCAGGTCGAAATGCCGTGCGATGTCAAATTGACGTAGTAGCGAACGCCGCTCACTTCGCGCACCGGCGAGACGGAGCCCCAGGGCAACGGCAGGATCTCGCGAATGTTGCCGTTCAGTCCGCGACGAATCAGGGCAAAGGCATCGCCGCGTAGTAGTTGCGCCATGCTGACGCCTTCCCACCAGGATGCGGCAGTGTATTGAGCGCTGGGCTGCTCGTTGAGCTTGTACCAGAGATCGTCGCGCGGCTGGCGTTCCGGGATCTCGCCACCATCCAGCCGATAAACATGTAATGGCATCGAGATAATGGCACCGCTGATCTTCGCTACACAGGCGGCCACCGCTGACACACGCATGGCGCTGGTCGCCGAGACCATCACACCGGAGGATGACGGATTGACACCGAAGGCTTCCATGACATCCTGGCTGTAGGTGACATTGGATACCTGGCGCGTAGCCTCTCTTTCGGCCTTCCATTTCGTCAGAATTTGAGAACCAGGGACCGCAGCACGGCGCTGCACGTCGTTCCATGCTGTGTTTGTGATCATAGTTCTACAAATCCTTGATAAATAGTTTCGTCATCGACGTATGTCACAGCCCGGCTAAGAGCCATGACGCTGGCTACGATCGGGTCGATTCGGCCGTTTTTCTTGCTGCGCTTCTTGTCTGGACGGAAGTTTTCGTTGCTGTCGGTGAGCAGCGCGACGTTTCCGGCGGCCCAGCGCAGCAGCGGGTTGCCGTTGTGACGCAGGCGCTTCGAGTAGATCAGCTCTTCCAGCTTTTTCGATCCGGGGTACATTCCGCCTGTGTTTTGTGGGACTTCGACCAGGGGCAGGTCTTCGTCTATCAGGTCATTGCAGAGCTGCAGGGAGTTCCACTTGTCAAAGCCGATCTGTTTGACGTCGTAGTCGCGGCAGACCTGACGGACTTTGTCCATGACCGGCTTGTAGTCAGTGACATCGCCTTCCGTGACGGTCAGCCAGCCTTCCTCTTCCCAGCGATCGTAGGGCGCTGCGTCATCTTCCTGCATTGCCACCTTGGCCCGTGGACACCAGACCCAGACCAGCAGATGCCACTCACCGCCAGGCTCGACTGGCGGGAAGACCAGGGCCAAGGCGGTAAGGTCTCGCGTGCTGGCCAGGTCAAGTCCACCGTAGCATTCGCGGCCAGCGAGAATGGCCGGGTCAAACTTCTTTTTTCCCTTGTCCCAGATGTCGAGATCGAACCAGCCCTCGGCATCGTTGCACCAGATGTTGAGGTCTTTGGTTTTGAAGTTGGCCAGGGCACTGGGCAGGGCCTTGGCTTTGCGGGCCATGCCGCGCAGGTAGTCGATGGTTTTCGAGCTACCGAGGCCAGGATTAGCTTTCTGCCAGTTTTCTTCTTTGAACGGGTCGTCTCCGACGTCCAGCGTGTAGATGTAGCCGAACACGTCATCGTCTTGCCGTTTTCCTTCCAGGACTGAGATCAGGTAGGTGCGGACTTCGACACAGATTCCGTCGAGAATGAATCCGGCCGTCGTGATCGCCGAGAGCAGCGGCTGCGATCGCGCACCGAAGCCGGATTCGAGAACGTCCCACTGTTCGCGAGACTTTTGCGCGTGCAGCTCGTCGAACAGGACCGCGGACGGGTTGAAACCGTCCTGTGCATCGGCATTGCTGGCAATCGGCCGGAATACCGCGGCGCCGGCTTCAACTCGCTCCTGATTCATGCCTTCGAAAATACGAAAGCTGCGGGCCATGCCGGCTGACTTTCGGCGCCAGCGCTTCATATTCTCGAAGGCTGGCTTGAATACGGTCATCGCCTGCTCGCGGGTGCTGGCCACCGCATATACTTCGGCACCGGCTTCACCGTCCATCATGAACAGGTAGGCGCCCTGAGGTGCTTTCCAGGTGCTTTTCCCGTTTTTCCGCGCTACTTCTTCGTAGCCACGGGTAAATCGACGGCGGCCATCAAGCCGGCGCCATCCGTACAAAACTGCCGTCCAGAACTTTTGCCAGGGATCTAGCAGAATCGGCGTGCCGGCCAGAGCCCCCTTGATGTGCAGGAAAAAGCGCTCGATGTAGTTGATGACATGCCACCCATGAGCCGGGCTAAAGACCAGCCCTCGTTTGTGCGCTTCCTGCAGATCCCGGTAGTGACGCTCGACGGCGAGCATCACGAGATTTCCAACAACGATTTCGCCGCGTAGGACCGGGATTCCGTAGGTGACATCCCACTCTTCCCAGCTCGCCTCAGGCGGAATCAGGCGGAGGCGCTTGGCCTGCCCCTTCCGAACTCGACCATTTCGCCGAACAGGTCGTCTTGCCCCTGGGCTCCGGTCTTGCTCTCCCTGAGTCTTGCTTCGATTGTCGACATGACCGTCAAGCATGCTTCAGGGAGTTCCTTTTTGATTTCCGACCGGCCGTTGCGCTCGTTGAAGCTGTGCGGAAGCTCGTACCGGTTGCCCTTCTCGCTTTTGCCATAGCGACCGAGCTTGACGCAATCGGCCATGTCTTCTGACCAGGCCTTGATTGAGTGGGCCAATAGCATGATCTGGATTCCAGCAGCCTTGATGTTTCGGCCATCACGAGCCAGCGCCTCAGCGATCCAGTCGTAAAGCCTTAATCCTTGGCGGTCTAGATTATGACCAGGCGGAGGAGATGGGATCTCGATCCCGGCAACAACCTTTCTGACGCTTCCCTCACCACCGCCGTCAAGGGCGATCAGTTTCCCTTTTTCGTCGTTCACAGTGGCTCCAAAAACACAAAAGCCACGGAATATCATTCCGAGGCTTGATTAAATCGAATACAGAGCAGAGTTTCTTACCCCTCCCCCCTCTGTGAAAACTTCCCCATAAAAATTGTCATAACCGGTCGGTGTCCGGGTAAACGGGCTTGGACTTTTAACCCCCCCTACCCTTGCTGCGGCGCTCGCTGGCTGACTTGGCTTTGTGGCACTTGGTACAGAGTAGCCACTTGTTTTCGTCGCTGTCCTCGCCACCGTTCTCAAACGATACGATGTGGTCGACTTCTGTTCCGGGTCTGAATTGGCCTTGTTTCAGGCACTTTTGGCATACGCCTTTGTCTCGGCGCTTGATGCGTTCGCGGTCTTCAACACCTTTGCGTCCGGTCTTTCGTTTGCCTTGCGAGCCATGAACTTTTGCCTTTGGCTTGTGGGCGGCACACCAACTTGTACCATCGACTCCCATCTCGCGGCAACCGGGAAACTTGCATGGACGAGGAGCGCTCACGGGCATTCGATCACCAAAAGCAAAAGCCCACTGCTTTCGCATGTGAGCTTTGAACGCAACAACATCAGTTTGACGACTTTATACAGATAGTGTCCGGCCATTGTCAACACCCAGCCACAACATCGTTAAGATGGCCAAGCACGGATTGATGCAAAGCGTGCAGGCGCTCATACATTCTTTGCCTTGCCACGCCTAGCCTTCGAGACACATCAACGGCACTTCCACCGACGACGTAATACTCAATTGCAAGCTTCCGCATGGTCACATCCAATCGATTAACGGCGGCATCAGTATCCTGAACGTGATCATCACCGCACACCTCAACACCAACCGGAGGCTTGCTGCCGTAAATACCGTCGAACCTTGCCCCAACAAACATTGGACAGACGGACGGATACCCTATTGCAGCAGTTGATTTACGCAACGTCCATCTTCCCCAAATCGACAACTGAACGTGAACATAATCGATCATTTAACCCCCTTGAGTTTTCCTGACATTGCCAGCCTGGTCAGTTCCCGAATACGCCGTTTCTTGCGCCGCTGCTCCTGCTTCTTCAGCCGAACTTCCTCTGCTGCCATCCGTTCGCGCATGCTGCGCAGCCGGTCGGTGATCAAGGCCGGATCGCCATACATCCAACTAAACGGAACACTGCTCATACCTTCCCTTTCGCCTTGATTTCCTGCCTGATCCTGCCCGTCAGACCGCGCCGCACATCGTTGCGAATTGCCGCAACCAAAGCCTCCATCACCACCTCGAAAGCCCGGCCATCCGACTGCGCCGCATAGCTGAAAATGTGACGATTCCACTCCAGATCGATCCCGAAGAACTGCGCGAACTCACCAACCTCATCCGCCGTCTTCTGCGACACCATCGCCCGGCTCACAACTCAACCTTTCCGCCGCCATCGACGAACGAATCATCATTCGCCTCACGGTCCCGAAAATCCGGACGCCGGGCCGGCTTCATCGGCTTGGCGAACTTCTCACCAAGGACAGACTCAGCCATCTCACGAACCCCGGAAGACACCTTCCCGCCCGATTCGTAAAGCGCCTTAACCCTCAGCCATGGAGAAACATCCACCATCACGCACCGCCTCGCCTTTTTCCGACCACTGCCTTGCGCTTCTGCCGCTCCTCCTCTTCGATCAACATCAAAGCCAGATCAACCCTATCGCGCAGCACCTTGACCGGCTCACCCTCCACCTGCTCGACGCCCAGCGCCTTTGCTTTGGCAACAATCCCCGCCTCACTGACCCACCAAGCGGGAACTGGAAATTCCGCCACCTTCCCCCTGCTGACCACTCGTCTCTCAATCACCCGACGAACGAAAATATCGAGGAAAGGAAGGTTGATCGCAGACCGGTTTTGCGTCGTCTCACGAGCATCCTTCGCCAAGCCAAAAGCCTCCTGCAACTCATCACCGGTCAGCTCAAGCCCCAGCCACTCATCCACCAACTCAGCCCTCAACACCACAGACGGGCGGCAACCACGCAACTTGTCGTGATGGCGTATCCAGGCCTTGACCTGATCCGCTTTAAGCGGAAACAACAACACAACAGACTTATCCACAGGCAACTTATCCACAGCTCTGCGCTTTGTTGTTGTTGTTTGTTTAGAAGGATGGTTTACCCCTGACCCTGATGTGTTCCCCTCATAGGAACTTTGGTCGTGCCCTTGATCGCGCCCCTCATGTGGCGCTTTTCCTTGACCTGACTTGATTCGCCCATGCCCTTCGTCGTGCCCTTCATGCGTGCCCTTCATGCGCCCCTCATCTTTTGAACGTACGGAAACACTCCGAGCCAAAGGAAGAAAAAAAATAAGCGAACCGGCGCTTCCGCGAGGCTGAATAAGCCTCGCTTTCTCCAGCGCACCCAGCGCACTAAGCACCGCCTTTTTCGATGGCGAACCATACTCAGCCGCATGCCGGCCGCGAACCGGCTCGACGTACAACTCCTCAGCCAGTTTCTGCAGGCTGATACGGTAACCAGCTCCGACCAAACAAGAGCGCCAGTCCATGTGCCAACGCAACACCATGTACAGCCAGCGCTGCATGATCGGAAGGCCGCTCATGGCCTCCCACTCCGCCTCCCTGAATGCAATGGCCTTTTCGATCACGGCTATTCCGCCATCTCTTCCAGACGCGACAACATCTCCGCCATCGTCTGCTGCACCCGGTAAATAGCCTTGCGCACGCTAGCCAACTCGCTACGCTCGACGCGGCCATCTGCCAGCGTCTCATCGATAGCCCGGCCAACATCGCCGTTAGCTCGCCAGACATGCGTCACCAGCTCCAGCACAGCAAGATCAGAAGCCGGAGAACCATCCGCCGGCAACTTGACGAACACACCACCCCGCTGCTGCGCCGCCGCATGCGCCAACTCATCCGAGTCCGCCAGGTCAATAATCATCTCGGCACGATCAATCGGCAGATGGTGCCGCTCATTGCCAACCAACTGATTACGCAACACAGCCGCATTTACCCGCGTCTCAGGCGACGACATCGCCGCCGCCATACCCTCTATACCGAGCTTGCTTTTAACCGCCGCTCGATGCACCGCAGAACGCAGACTCATGATTCGTACACCTCGAAGAAAAGTACGTTTTGCACCACCGACCAAAACCCTAAAGTTCGCTCAAGGGCACGGGAATAAAAAACCGGCGCCCGAAAGCACCGGAAAAACGATCCACCAGGGAGACAAGCAATGGACCGACGAGAGACAGGAAGGCCATTCCAGACAGGTAAAATGCGGACTCCACTCGCAACACTCAACCTGAAAGGAATGACCAATGAACAAAGCACCGCCCATCGACCTGGACGGCATGGAAATGGCCATGCACGTGTTTCACACCCTAACGGAGAGACCGGACCCATCAGCCATGGACTCCGCGACACTCAACCGGGAGGGCCGGATCATCATCAAGAACACCGCAAAGATGCTTGGCCTGATTTGCCAGCGCCTTGTCGAGCGCAAGGCCCTCAGCGAGCAGGACATCGAGACCCTGCTGGACGAGGCGATTCACTAAGTCATCCAGATACCCGGCGACTCGTTTCCGCAACTCATCATCGGAATACCAGTCGTCGGATAGCGGAACATCCCAGCTCCCTAGACGGAAAGTATCGACCACATCGATGCTGGCCTTATCGAATCCATCACGGATGGTCTGGGCAACGGCGCGCAGCTTCTGCACATCCGTTTTCAAACGTTTCGGCGCCCTGGAAGGCGCTGACAGACGCGGATTGCACATGGTCATATCAGGACTCGCTTTCGTGTTGGTCATGCGGAATCAAACAGTCACCGGTGACGATGAAGCTCCAGCGGAGACGGCCATTACCGAAACAGGAAACAAAAAAAACGACCGGATGCCACGAGGCAGAGCCGGCCGCAAAAGCGGTTGAACAACACCGCGGAGGGAGACACTTGAGAATTCATTCAGGCCGCCGCTTTCGAAATCGGCTGTTTTTCGGCGTTGACCGTGGAAGCAACTGCCACGGAACTGGAGCCAATCAATTCGGGCCAAATTTCCCACCAGTCATCATGGCGAAGCTCTGGGCGGGAAACCTTCCCGCCAGACTGAATCTCAATCAACACCGCCAGCTTTTCGCCACATGTCTTGTAACCATTGCTGACATTTCTGATGTGTGCCCACGACGTTCTGCAACGCTCAGCGAACAAGTCGCGAAGCTCAATTGGAATATCGGCGGTGTATGTCTTGAGATCCATGGCCGTAACAATACACCGCACGGTGTATTGTCGCAACACTGCATGGTGCATTTCCCTCAAATAAACCGTTTGGTGTAATGCCGCCATGACAAAACAAGAAATTGTGGAAGCCCGCCGCGCACTCCTTTCAGCCGAAATAAGCAAACGCGGCCTGTCGGTTGTTGCCAAGGCAGCAAACAAGCCAGATAGCCAAATACTGGACATGGCGACTGGCCGAAAAGCATTCGGCGACGGAATTGCGAAGGAAATTGGCCCGAAGATACGGCCGGAACTGCCGAGGGAATGGCTTATCTACCCCGAGACCATCGATGCGGACTACCCAACATCGTCGGATAGCCAACCTCAGCGCCAAACAGCCATGGAAAACATCAGCGAGCTTTCGAGAGCACCGAGCTTAAGAGAACTGCGCATCAACGAGTTAAAAACAATTTCTGAACAAATCGATGACGAAGGGCTATCTGAACTAATTGGTATGGCAAAATTAATCTGCAAACAGCGCCCGCTAACCACGAAGCAAACGCAATCGTCATCATGATGGCGGATTACCTCAGCCGAAAACTATGACAAACAGCACATGCAACACAGGTGAAAATTAACAATGACCGACAAAAAAACCACGACTATCTCAGTTTTATTAACTGCTTTTGCCATCTCGGCAGAGGCTATAGCGCAGGATGCAACAAGCGTTTTCATGAAGTGCGGAACGCATAAAAATGAAAAAGAGCGCCTGTTGTGCTACGACGCAACACGAGACAAGGTAACCGAGCTCAACAACACAGCAAAAACAGGGCAACCACAATACATTCATATCGGACTGGACGATCTCAAAACAGACATTAAGAAACTAAGCGGGAAAAAGGTCGAAACAACTGGAAAACTTAAGGTTTTTGTTGACCTGAAAATGATCTATCTGAGTACAGACGAATTCGACATGACGCCGGTCATGATGTATGGCGAAAACCTTCCGCGCGATGACCGCAAAAAACTCCTTACTAGCTGCCAAATGATCTCGTGCAAAGCCACTGTCAGCGGAACCATAAAGCCGGGAATGGCCGGCCACCAAATCTTTGCTGATAGGGTAATTTGGCAATAACTCACACTTTTTAAATTACACCAGCACCCCACACCGCCTCACGGCGGTTTTTTTTTCGCCCAAAATTTATTTATTAAAAATACACCGTGCGGTGTTGACGTTGAATGCACCGGATGGTGTAATGGCTCCACCAACAACCAGGAGCCACCCATGAAACTCTCACTCGCCGGACTCAAAGTCCACCTCGCCCACTGTTCCGCCATACCGCGAATCGGCCGCTACTTCGGCTTGACCTTCACGGCCAGCGGCGTGCCTGGCATCGCCGCCGTCCCGAACCAGCACTGAGCGCGAGGCGACCATGTTCTACGAAGCCGCCCGCGTCATCGCCGTCGTTTTGCTAGTCGTCGGCACCGCCGGTCTGATTGCTGTCATTTGGTGGCTACTCACCCCTCCTCAGGCCATCCCGGACAACTCCAACAGCGACACCCTGTTTCGCGGCAAGCGCTGCGCCAATTGCATGTACGGATCCATCTCGCTCAAGCACCCGCTTATCGCTTGCGACATTGCCGGCCAACACCAACACCCCGACGACATCTGCAAGGAATGGCGCTAAGCGCCAGCTAATCCGGAGACCATCATGAACCACAACCTCACCACCACCGGCAACGCCCTGACCATGAGCAGCCGAGAGATTGCGGACCTCACCGGCAAGCGCCACGACAACGTGAAGCGAACCATTGAAACACTGATCGAAAAGGCCGTCATTTCCCATCCTCAAATTGAGGACGGGCCAAAATCAGCCAACGGCGTGGTCGAAAAACTCTATCTGCTCTGCAAGCGCGACAGCTTGATTGTCGTTGCCCAACTCTGCCCGGAATTCACCGCCTGCATCGTCGACCGCTGGCAATACCTCGAAGACCAGGCCCAGCGCGCCCAGCTCAACCCGGCCAACTTTTCCCGCCTGCAACTGATCGAACTGGCCATGCAAGCCGAGCAAGAACGCCTTCTTCTGGCTGAAAAGATAGAGGAAATGAAGCCCAAGGCCAACGGCTACGACCTGATCGCCGGCACTGACGGCAGCCTGTGCATGACCGACGTCGCCAAAGAACTGCAGATCAAGCCAAAGCAGCTTGTCTCATGGCTCTCCTGCAACGAATGGATTTACAAGCGCGCCGGATCACTGAACTGGATCGGCTACCAGGACAAGATCCAGCAAGGCCTGATCGAAATGAAAGCCAGCATCTACCAGAACAGCGCTGGCGAAGACTGCCAACGGCCACAAGTCCGCATCACCGGCAAAGGCCTGGCCAAACTCGCCAAGCAATTCGCCACCGACATCAACGGCCCTGACAGCGGAGCGACCAAACCATGACTGAAACAACCGTAGCCGGCCTTCAAATCATCGCCGTTCTCTGCGTTGCACTACTTTTTCTCTGATGCGCCATGCTCAACATGACCAACATACTCCCCGCCCAGATCGCCTGGGAAATAACGCTCTCCCGCAAGCCGACCACCAACGCCGAGCAGAACGCCCGCAAGCGCATCGAGTACGTGCGCTCACCCAGCCAGCACGAAGCCAAGGCAAAGGCGCTGGCCATGCCGCACAACGCCGCCTATCGCGTGTCATCCATCCGCGAAGCCAGATCATGACCCGCTACGCCAACCCCTTCGGCGCCTTCGAGATCGACTCGCTACCCGGCCAAAGCCAGGTTGCCGTCTGCCATTCCTTCGTCGTGCCAGAAGACAAGCGCGGCCGAGGCTATGCCCACGCGCTCAAGTCATTTCAGGAGATCGAGCTCGACATCAATCATTACGACCTCGCCATCTGCACGGTATCAGCCAATAACGCTGCCCAAAAACGCGTACTCAGCGCCGCCGGCTGGCGCTACCTCACTCATTTTCGCAATTGCCGCTCATCCGAAACCACCGAACTATGGTGCCGTGGCGGCCACATGGAGACACCAACATGCGCCGAATCCTCGAAAACATCCTGCTCGCCATCGCCGTCATCATTTCCGGAGAAGTCGCCAGCGGCGGCGAGCGCATTGACGGATTCGGCGAATAACCCTAGCCCAACTGGCGTATTGATCGGAATCGATCCGGCCGCGCCGGGCGGCGACATGACAGCCTATTTCAAACCAACCCGGAGCCAAGCATGACAACCCCCCTCTGCATCTACCACCACGGCTGCCTTGACGGTATCGCCGCCAGCTGGGCTGTGGTCGAGCACTACCGCCAGCAGAACATCGAAATCGAATGCCACCCCGGCATCTACGACGAAGCCCCGCCAGACGTCACAGACCGGAACGTGATCATGGTCGATTTCAGCTACAAACGCGACGTCCTGCTGCAGATGGCCGAACAAGCCAGAAGCATGCTCATCCTTGACCACCACAAAACCGCTCTCAAAGACCTCGTCGACCTGCCGCCATCGATCAAGCTCATTTTCAACATGAGCCGCTGCGGCGCCATGCTCGCCTGGGACTACTTCCACAATGGCACCGCCGCCCCGCTGCTCTTCGACCACATCCAGGACCGCGACCTGTGGCGCTTCGAGCTTAGCCATACCCGAGAAATCACCGCCGCCGCCTATTCCTACCCAACGAGTCCGAAAAACTTCGAGGCGCTGGCCAGATTCACCGGCATCAACCAACTGATCAAGGAAGGAACCACCCTCCTCCGCAAGCAGAACAATGACATCGCCGGCATCATCCGCGACGCCGTTCGCCAGATGCACTTCGGCGACACCATCGTTCCGGCCGCCAACGTGCCATGGATGTACGCCAGCGATGTAGCTGGCGTGCTATCCGCCGGCCAACCCTTCGCCGTCACCTATTACGACGACGCCAACGGCCGCAAATTCTCCCTGCGCTCCGACAAAAATGGCGCCGACGTCTCGCTTATCGCCGAAGCCTTCGGCGGCGGAGGCCACGAACACGCCGCTGGATTCCGCATGACGCGGGAAGAGGCGATTGATTTTGAAGTTGCGGGCGGGGTGTGAGCATGAGACTAAAACGCCGCTTTGGCCGGTTCAAGATTGACACACGGCTACTGAACAACACATGGGAATGAACCCTATCAAGAATAATGGGCGCCTGCATCATTCTTCGAGCAGAGTGCAACTTCATGCACGACACGATTGAATATCAAGCCTATTCATTTAGGTTCCGCGAGCTGGAAGAAGGGGAAATCATCCCTGAATACACATTCCAGCTCACACAGGAAGGCGACATGGCTGCCATGGAGCACGGTGCCAAGCAAAAATTGCCCAGTCATGATCATGTTCGTGACGCCACGAATATGATCGAAACATCGGTCCCCGCCATCATCTTCTTCCCCGCCGGAAGCCTTGGCGAAGAGATCACCCCATGACCTGGCTACTCACCGCATCCGGCAAGGAATTCGACCTGATCGACCCGCAGCCGGACATGATCGACATTGTCGACATCGCCACCGGCCTGGCCAACGAATGCCGATTTGCCGGGCAATGCCGATTTTTCTACAGCGTAGCCCAACATTCTGTCCTCGTCAGCCATAACGTACCGCCAGAACACGTCTGGGAAGCCCTGTTCCACGACGCTGCCGAAGCCTATATCAAAGACATCCCATCAACGCTCAAGCGGCTGCTACCCGATTACCGCGCTATCGAGCAAAAGATTGAAGGCGCCATCCGCGCCCGCCTCGGCTTACCAGCCGCCCACACCCCGGAAGTCAAACACGCCGACCTCATCCTGCTCGCCACCGAACGCCGCGACCTCATGCCCCAAGGCGGCACGGCATGGCCGATGCTCGACAACATCAACCCGCTCGACAAACGCATCCGTGCCGTTCATTCCAAGGACGCCAAATCCATGTTCATGCAGCGCGTCCTTGAGGTATTTCACGCATGACAATCACCGCCATCATGCTCGGCATACAGGCCCCTAACCTGCCACCGTGAAAGAAGAAAACATTCATCGCCGACGTTTACCGCAACGTCGTCATCAAGGCCCTGCCACCCATAGCAAGCGGAAAACCGCACAACATGACCGCAACCAAAGACGCCAACCGGAAAAAACTTCGCGACCTAATTACCAAACTCGCTCCGATCAGCCAGCCGGAACTTACCAAGAAAGCGAAAGTATCAGCAACAACCGTGAGAACCATCGTTGACGAACTGATTGACGAAGGATTTGTCAGGAAAGACAAGACGGCCTATCCGTGGGTGATAAGGGTTTTGGATGAGAACGCTTAGGTGATGGGCCGAGGCAACGCCAGTTGCCGAAGGTCCAGCGCAGCGGCATCGACCGCTGTGTTATGCGGGTTTTGAAAGGATAGAAATGCTGAATTGGATACCTCCAGAACAGGCACCGAAAGATGGAACGCAGATTCTGGCTGCTTTTGAGAGCTACCCATTCCCGGTAATGGCCGTCTGGTGCGGGGCGTCTGGAACATGGTGCGCCGCAGTGCCACAGGTGGATATGTATCAAGGCGAATTGAACGACTGGTATTTCGAGAATGAGTACTTCCCCGCCGAGCATCTTAAGGTGTGGGGAGACGTGAGGCATAACGTTTGAATTGAGCGGCCTCACGCGGCTTTATCGCGGGAGGTCAGCTCGAATGATTAGTTGGGCCTCGGTGGCCCGGAAAGGACAAAGAAATGAGCGCATATAGCTCGCTGCGGATTACCCGCACAAAGGCAGTAACGGAATTGGTGGCCCGTATTCTCGGCGACGTGGATAACAAGTTGCTGGAGGATTTTATGGACACTGTGCTTGAGCCGCGCCTGTACAACGCCGTGATTGTCGCGGACGGCGAACCAAACGACGACGAAGTGGTATGAGGCCCAACTCGAATTTAACGACACACGATGTCGCGTTATCAAATCGCGATGTCGTATAAGTCAGACTAACAACCCGGAGGACCGCACCATGACTACCGTCATTGACCAAAACGCGACAACCGAAATCGCAAAACGCGACATCGCGTCAGCCGCTCAAGCGCCGCGCTTGATCGATCAGGTTCGCGCCAGGATATGCGTACTCCACTACAGCCGATCGACCGAAAAAACCTATATCCACTGGATAATCGACTTCATCCGCTTCAGCGGCCGGCGGCACCCAAAAGACATGGGAGCCCCGGAAGTCGAAGCCTACCTCTCGCATCTAGCCACCGCCCGCGATGTTGCAGGCGGCACCCAGAACCAGGCCATGCACGCCATCCTGTTTCTCTACAAACAGGTACTCGGCATCGATCTTCCTTGGCTTGACGGCGTCACGCGAGCCAAGGAAAGCAAACGCATCCCAACCGTACTCACTCAAGCCGAGGCACGGGCGCTACTCAACCACACCACCGGCCTTGCCGGCCTCGTCATCCGCTTGCTATACGGCACCGGAATGCGGCTCATGGAAGGCCTTCGCCTACGCGTCAAAGACATCGATTTTCACGGCCGCGCCATCATCGTCCGCGCCGGAAAAGGCGACAAAGACCGCATTGTTCCGCTGCCAGACAGCCTGATTGAACCGCTCAAGGCCAGACTTACAGAGCGCCGAAAAATGCACGACATCGATATGGCAAAAGGCATGGCCGACGTTGAACTGCCGCACGCATTGGAACGCAAATACCCAAACGCCGGCAAGGAATTCGGCTGGCAATACATATTCGCCGCCGCCGACTACTCGGCAGACCCACGCAGCGGCATCATCCGCCGGCATCACCTGCACGAAAAAACCATTCAGCGCCACGTCAGAGAAGCCGCCAGAAAGGCTGGCATCCTAAAGCCAACCCACCCGCACACCCTGCGTCACAGCTTCGCCACCCACCTGCTCGAATCCGGCGCCGACATCCGCACCGTGCAGGAACTGCTTGGGCACGCCGATGTATCAACCACAATGATCTACACCCACGTCATCAACCGAGGCGGGCGGGGCGTGATAAGCCCGCTGGACAGGATCTAAGGAAATCCACCATGAGCGACCTATTTTTAACCAGAGAACAACTGATCATGCTGACAGACCGCCGCCGAGCCTGCAAACAAATAGAGTGCCTGAAAAAAAACCGTATCCCATACACACTCGACGCTCGCGGAAAGCCGGTCGTTACCATCGCCGCAATCGAAGGCACCGGCCGCAAGGCTGACCGCACGGAAAAGCCGGCGTATATTCCATCGATATTGCAAGCAGCGCCGTGATGGTTTTTACACTGACGTAACCGACCTTGCGCCGGGGAAGGATTGAAAGTGGAACAAACGATTATTTCGCAAGGTCCGGTTAACGTAACTGTTGGGCCGATTGCATTGGGCGATGACAACGCGCTTGCCAGGGGCATTGGAAATGTAGCCAGCGCGGCAGCGAAATCCTACTTGGAGAAAAGTAACTGGGCAGACAGGGAGAGCGCGAAACGGTTGCGCCATCCGTTGTATGCGCTTCCGACCGAAGCGAAACCGGAATTGATTGACGCGGTTTGCAGAGCCACACTGATGTCAAAAACGACGGCTGAATTTGCGGTGCTCGCGGTACTTGATGCGTTCGGTGCATTGTCGCCCAGCGACGGCAGTAACGGGCCGAGCGCGTAAGCGCGAAGGTCCGCGTTGACTGAAATGTTGGGCGGCTGACGCCCGGAGAAGAAAATGACTGAATACCTTATTGCCCACATTGGGCACACGCAGAAGCACGACGAACACGTTTGCTGGTGGAAACCGGAGAGCAAGGGCTACACCATCTGCATTGACAAGGCAGGACGCTACGGCGAGAAAGAGGCGCGCAGTATCTGCCGGACTGGCTTGTGCATCGCCGTTCCGGCGGGGATTGCAGCAGAACTTGTGCGCAGCACGCCCTACTACCGGAGGACAGACGGAAGCCTGGCCAAGCTTTACGATGGCGACCAGCACCGGCCCGTGCCGAATGATCTGCAAGCGTGGAAGCACCTGCTGGCCGGTCGCCTTGGTGGATGCGCGCACCCAGAAAAACCAACGCCGATTGGCGCCAAAGCACGGGCGATCTACCTGCCGCCCAACGACGAGGTAAGCGGCCGAGCGGCGTAGCCGCGAAGGTCGCGCTTGACCGCCTAGTTGGCGGGCATTTTTGGAGAACGGACATGAAGATGGCAAAGGCCAGCACGGCCGATATGGAAATGGCGCTGAAACTGTGCAGCGCACTGGAAGCGATGGACCGCCGATTTTTCCCGGATGGCGCCGAGGGCGAGAATGACCCGGAAGATTTTGACTGCGACGACGACGCGCACTGCGGCCAGGCGCTGCGTCACGTTTTGGACATTCTGCAAGGTGGATCAATTGGCCGCGTGATTTGGGGTATGTACGTGATGCTTGACCCGGACAACAAGGTTGTTGATCCGGACGCTTCCACGCTGGAAGACCACCCCGAGACGGTTGCTGCGATGAAGGACGCCGAGCGCTATAGGCTCCTGCGGCGAGGCCAACACTGGAGCGTAATCGACGGCATTGGAGACACGCTACGCGCCGATGTTCTTGACGCGGCGATTGATTCCGCGATGGACGTGCCTGCCAACGCTGGCGGTAACGCGACTGAGCGTAGCGAAGGTCGCGTTGACCACAATGTTGGGCGGCAAACGGAGGAATGATGAACAACACGATTGAGACATGGGCGCAGGGCCGATTTATTGACCAGCCACAGTACAGAAACTGGAGCGCTGAGGCAAAGGACGATGCCAACAAACGAGAAGCGCTACTAGTGCGGCCAGGGCCGACAAGCAACGCGATTTGCCGAACAGACAGACCTGACGCGGCGGAATGGATCGCGCAGCGCCTGAACATGGCGGCAAAGCTCGAAGCGCTCGTGAACAAGATGCACACCGCAGAGGCAGCGAAGGACCAGCGGGAATGGATCGCCTGCATAGATGCTATTTACCGCACGGCGCACTTGCCGCCCAACGCTGAAATTGTGCGGCTGGACGCCGCAGGCGGACAGTCCGAACGAATGGAGGGTTAGAAGGTGGCGACACTTGAGCAAATGGCGCAAAAGCTGCGGGACGAAAACCCTGAAAACAGTCCGATGGGGCTGCAATGGATGGCCGAAAAATGGTGGCCTGATGCTCGATGGCTGAAGACAAGGCCGAACCACCATAACGGTGGAGCCAAAACCGGCGGAAGAGTTGCCGGAGCATTTGCCGGAAGGATGGAGCGGGCAGGACTACTGAGACTGGTTTGCCACGACGGCCCGCGTGCATACGTGCTTACGCCTTCTAACTCGAATTTAACGACACACGATGTCGCGTTATCAAAGCCCAATGTCGTATAAGTCAGACCAACACACTGGATTGCCGCACAATGCCTGCGGCCATTGATAAAAACGCGACATCAAATACCGCAAAAAGCGACACCAGGATTTAATCCAATGGGCCGAAAACGCACGAAGAACAACAACCTCCCGGAAGGCATGCGCGCACGCACATGGTCGAGCGGAAAAACCTATTACTACCTCGAAAGAATTGTTGACGGAAAGCGCGCATCAGAACCACTCGGCTGCAACTTCATCGACGCCCTGGCCAAATACTGTGAACTGATGAAAACCAGCGAAGCGCCGGCCTACACCTTCATCGACATCAGCAAACGCTACATGACAGAGATCATCCCGACCAAGGCGCCAAAGACTCAGGAAAACGACATCAGCCGCCTGAAAAAGCTGCAAACCTTCTTCCGCGACGAAGTATCAATCGACCTGATCGAACCGGCTCACCTCGGCATGTACAAGCGATGGCGCCTCAAACTCAAGCAGGACGAAGATAAGGCGCGGGTCGCCAAAGGCAAAAAACCAATCCCCGGCGACGCCAAGGTCGCCATCAATCGGGAAATAACGCTGTTCGCCGGAATCTGGAACTACGCCAGAGAACAAGGATTCACCAAACTATCGAACCCGACAGAGGGCGTCGAGCGATTCGCGGAAACTGGAAGAAAGGGGATTTACACCGAGGACGAGGTGCTGGAGGCCGTTTACACATCCGGTGACCAGGCGCTCAAGGACGCGCTGGATCTCGCCTATCTGACCGGCCAGAGGCGGGCCGATGTGCTGGCCATGACGGAATCAATGATCCGCCCGGCAAAGTACCGCCACGAGGACGGCAGCAGCAGCGAAGTCAAGACCATTCCCGTCAAGCAGGAGAAAACCGGAAACAAGGTCCGCATGATCATCGACGGCGAACTAAAAATACTGATCGAGCGCATCCAGACAGAAAAGAAAGCGCACAAGGTCATCAGCCTGGCTCTGCTCGTCACAGAGAGCGGCGAGCGCCTAACCCTGCACATGCTACGCGGAAGATTCGAAAAAGCCCGCAAACTGGCCGCGCTGGCCGCAGATGAATCAGGCGCGACAGACCTTGCCATAGAGATCAGAAACTTCCAGTTCCGCGATCTGAGAGCCAAGGCCGGGTCAGACAAGGCAGAAGAAACCGGCAGCATGATCGAAGCGCAGAAGATGCTCGGACACTCAGCCGCCAGCACTACTGAAACCTATGTCCGGCACCGCCGCGGGGCCCTTGTAAAACCAACCCGCTGAACAAATAGCGGAGCAGACTATGGATAGCGGAGCAAAACAAAAAGCAAAAAAGCGCCAAAAGGCGCTTAAATACTGGTCGGGGCGGTGGGATTCGAACTCACGACCCTCTGCTCCCAAAGCAGATGCGCTACCAGGCTGCGCTACGCCCCGAC